AGGTCCGGGCGATGAACGGCGGCCAAGAGATAAGAGTCACATCCCCATTGGGTCCAAGTTCTTTTTGTTTGATGCGAAGGATCAGTCCCGGCCCACCGGACTCTAAATCCTCGGGGTTGACAAGAGCCTTTTCAACGACAACCATTCCCTGCTGTAAGGCTAAATCACCTTCGTCAAGCCTTTGATTGACTACTTCGTTTACAACGGCCTGGGGGTTGCGGAGCATCTCGGGTATCCCGCGCCCCATCCAACGGTTGTTGACATGGAGGTAGTCGAGTTTAAGGACCGGGGCTTCGCCGTCGTACTTCGTATTCAACTCAACGCAGAGCAGAACTTTGTCGTGGAACAAAATTCTAGCCGGGATCAGAGATTCGGGATTGCTGACCGGGAGAGGATTGGTCAGAAGCGGGAATACCCATTTCTGCGGTAGTCGGGCGAAAAGCTCTTTAACCTCGTACTTCTGGCCGTGTTGCGGGCGGGGAGGGGGAGTGTCAGTAATTCCTCTCATGGCTTGAGCTACGCCCTTTTCGGGAGGGAGGATTTCGTCAGGTGTTATGCGGCTAAGCTCATCATACGCCGATTGGCGGTAGACGCCACGACTTACCAAGTCCGCAACGTACTGCAAATCAACATTTGAACGGATACAAACCGGCGTTCCCCGCACCCCTATTCCTTTGGGGTCCCAAAAAAAGTCCCAGATTGGGATATGGGTTATGTCAATCCCTCTGAATACTGTCTGGGGTTGGACTGAAGCCCCGTAACCGACTACCTTCGGCCTTCCGGTCATGTGTCGTCCGATATTGGCGTTATCGTTTATGTCTAACGGCTCATTGATCGGAGTGCGAATCAGCCTGTCCTCTTTCCTGACTTCAAAACTTACCCTGGCGTGACCTGTACCAAACGTGGTTGAATCTTCAAGGATGGCGTTATACTTAGTCTCCCACCGGGCTTTTTCAAGGGAACGGGTTATCATGTCCCTGATGTTGTCTGCCTGGGCCTGATCGCCGCCGTTCCTAACGCCCATCTCCAAGACTGGCTTAGACCCCGCCACAAGTTTGAACAGAGCGGCTTGAATGTTCTCACGGTGAGAAGCCGTTAAGTCAACGAACGTCTTTGACTGCCATGCTTTCTTTTTCGCTGCGAGGTTGGGGTCGTACCTTCCGTCGGCGTTCTGCTGATACAGGTACCAGTCATTGACGTAACTGGACTTCCTGAAATTCGACGCCACTTCAAACCATTGTTTGCAGTAAGCCAGTAATTGCGCCTCAGCTTCAACGGCTGATTGAGACGAGGCATTCCTGCTCTTTTCGGCCTCTAGTTGGGACAAGTAGCTAGAAGCTTCGGGAGCAAGGACTACGCCGTTATTGCCTAGACCGTTATCCATTAAATTGGTGTCCGCCGTCCTATCCGAATATCACTATCCGGACTCGGCGACGGACATGGATGGCTTTGCCTGCCGTCCTCGCCTTTGCAGGGACGCGCTACTTCGGGTTTCGGGGCATTACCCCTCATCAGGCGCGTTTTAAGGGCGAGGTTCGTCATGACGCTCCGATCCATCCTAGCGCCTCACGCCCAATTACCCGCAGCTTCGTCGGAACTAAGATTCTCCGGGGAATGGGGAGAAAGGCGCAGTTTCTTTTTACAATACCAACATCTATACTTCTTTTGTTTTCTGGTTGATTCTTGACGTTTTGAAAATCTATTGTGACTCTTATCTCTTGGCCGCCGTTCATCGCCCGGACATCCCCACATCCTTGCCACACCGTCAGGAGGATATTCAGCCCTGGCCTCTGGGGTAGTGGTGTCG